TTGAGCAACCTAACCTCTTTGAACATACGCGCATCCCCCTGGATTAAGCTTGTATAAATTAAGACGCCTGCAGGACATTAAGCGCCTTTTCCAGGCGCCCTATAACGTCCAGATATACAGGCGCATCCACGCGCCCGCGCTCTGCTACCTCCTCAGCTACCAGCAGAGCCTTCCCCATTATAACCCGCGCATACATCTCCTCCGCCGCGTACGCGGATATGGAGGAGATAGCAACACGCAAAAGCCGAAGCTCCTGCGCGATATCCGCAAACTTCGACTTGCGCTTCTTCATCACGCACCCCCGGATTTATGCAGGATATAAAACCGCCTCGCGCACGCGCTGGCCGAAATTTGCCCCGGATATACACGGGATATAAACGGCCCGCACGCGCACGCGCCCACACACCGACGCCTAAGTTAGGCCCACCGCACAATGTTAGGAGAGCCTAACTTTTCCGGCACAGAGTTTGCTTCCGACACTAAAGCAAACTCCATACCGGCATGGTTTTTGCTATGCTCAAACGTACGCATATCTATCTGAGCATAGCTACGAAAACGCCTGTAACCAGGCCAAATTTCGCTGTACAGCTACGTTTTCACATGTAGACGTGTCTACATGCCTGCACGCGAAAAACGTAGCTTAGAGGCGGAATTTGACGCCTTTACAGGCGTTTTTCGCATTTCACTGTACATAAAAAAAGCCCACGTCCGCGTATCACTTCTAGACGTAGGCTTTTTCAGGGAAAACGCTGAAGAGCTTGGGACAATGGTTTAGTTGTTAGCTTGTTTCTGTTCCTGGATCGTTTTCAATATCTCCAGGAATTCGGATGCCAACATCTTAAAACGGATGGTGTCGGAAGTTTTGCCCGACTTGCTTTGAGCTCGCTGACCGCTTTTCGATCGCGGCCCAACCCACCCCAGGAATTTCCTGCCGTTCTTGGTGACGCCTACGATAGCCGTACGGCCGTCAAGAGTGGTTTCGGCATGGGTTTCGGCCGAACGAAAGCGTTCAAGTACCCATTTCACTCCCCCGGCGTCAAGCCTAAACAAGACAACTTTAGGCTTGCCGTCAGGGACCTCGATGACTGCAAGCTCATTGCCCTTGACCTTGATCCTGACAACGCGCTTCGTCTTCAAGACCTTGGTCACATCTATCTCAGGATGAGCAAAGAGCTCATCCTTGCCCTCTTTCGTATCATAGAGACCCCTTAACAAAACGTTTGCCCTGAGATTTTGCTCGACACCTTCGATCTCGGTTTCGATCTCGTTCAGATCGAGATCGAACAGATCGAACTGCACCTCAGGAGTCTCTTCAGCCTGCACTTCAGCCTGCACCTCAGGAGTCTCGGTGGTTTCAGCAGTCTGAACCACAGCCTCTTCAGTCTCGGCAGGCATGGTCTCGTCAGCCTGGGCAACTTCAGCCTGCACATCAGTCTCGACAGGCCTGACCTTTTTGCGATTGCGCTTGGACTTGGACATGTTCTCCCCCTGTTTTTAGTTATGGTTGTCTACCAGGGCAACGATCGCCTTTAGATTTGCCCTGGTTAAGGGACGGACAACGTCAAAGCTGGACAGTCCTATGCAGGCATGCGCCTGCTTCGATGATGTCCACTTGACGTCAACGTTTTCCACTTGCCCTCGCGAAAAGCTTAGCGTAGCGATCACTGCTACGTTTTCAGAGGGCAAGTCAAGGAGAACTCTCTTAAGCATTTCGCGTCTCCCCCCCCCGTCAATCGTAATCAAGGTAAATCATTCGCGAGAGCCGATCAAGTAGCTCAGAGAGCAACTTGTGATCCGTTTGCTCGACATCGAATATCGTGACCCGGATGTCTTTCCCAACCACTCTTATTTCCCATACAGGGAATTCAAGTGATCCTCTCTCTTCCGTTTGTTGAATCCGCAACATCGCGCACTCCCCCTGTCCAAGTCCAAGCTCTTCAGCGCTTTCCCTTAGTGGACAGATTTTAGCCATCCCTTGCAAGGGATGAGGCCCCAAGACCGCGACAAGGTATCTGTCCACCTTGGGGGAAAGCTATGTTAGGGGATTTAACCTCGACAACCTTGCTCATCGTTAGGGAGTCTTACCTTTGCCTTGCACTCCCGTTGCCCTATGTAACGAAGCATGGACAGTGCTTCGCATTTTCGGTGTGTGGGATGCTGCCGGTCATAGCACTGAACAGTGCTATGACGTGTATCTTTACATCTATCTGTTTCAGCTCAGCTCATAGCTGAACAGCTTTCATCCACAGACAGACGCCTATGAACAGCCTGGAAAACAGGCGCTATTCATAGGTACCAATCCCACAGTGACCCATAGGTCACGCTGAGCAGGCAACCACAGACTAGAACGCCTGAAAGTTGCCATGCGGTTGTCTGTTTGTCATAGAACGTGGGCAAGTGGACAGCTTGCCCTGTCTGAACCTATGTTGACGGTGCTAAAGATATGAAAAAACATCCACAAAATCAATTTTGCCCTCATCGTAACTTCAGCAAAAACAGCTACTTAGGTGTGGGAATTTTCGTGAATTTGTCAAGCTCCTAATTTTCGCTTGCAAGTAGTTGATTTTTCGAAAGTTACGTTGTCAAGAATTTGCTTCTGAAAAGGTGAAAAAAATGAAGTTTTTTTAGGCTTGCAACTATGTGTTTTTGCTTATCTTAGCCTTATCCTTAGTGAAAACACCCGCTTACAGGCGTTGCGTAAGTGTAGCAAAAACACATATTTAGGTTATTTGTCTAAGAAAAAATGTTTTTGTTCCATAGGCAAGCGGAATTTTACTCATATCGGGATTTTTGGGTAATCGTTGTCGAAAAGTTGCATCAGACGTCAAGACAACGATCAACTTTTGGATCAACTTTGGCTTGGGTGTGGCTTGGGTATGGGTTGGGTGTAGGTTTAGGCATAGCTTAGGTATGGACTATGTGTAGACCAGGCATGGACAGATAGACACCTATGCCTATTTTTTGGCATGGAAATTGCTGGGTGAACCGAACCGGTGTGATATTCCGGCTATTTTTCCTCGTTTTCACTCTAACATATTACTGCTATATAGCATACTTCATATTACTGCTAGATAGCATGCTCCGCTGTCTATCGTAGCGTGCTGTCTACAGTGTGTATCTTCGTGTATCCTCTCTGTGGCAGTGCGTATCTTTGTGTGTCGTTTCTATAGCGTAGCGTGCTCTATGCAGGTAGGATAGTGGTGGTAGGCTGTCTAGCGTAGTGTGCTGCCTGGCGTAGCATGCTATCTAGCACGCTTTACTATATAGCAAAGCGTGCTGTCTATAGTATGTATCCTCTCTGGGGGGGGTAGAGCGGACTTCGGCTACCGTGAAGTTACGGTAGCTCTACGGTAGCTCTAGTGTATGTCTTCGTGTGTCTGCTCTGTGTGGATAGAATAGCTGTAGCGTGCCGTCTAGTGTAGTGCGCTGTCTATCGTCTCTGTGTAGGTAGGACGGTAGCTTTATGGTAGCTCTCTAGCACGTAGTGCAGTGTGCTGTATGCTATTGTGCCATCCGTGCTGGTGCGTAGTAGCGTGCTATCCGCGGTAGCTCTACGGTGCTGGTAGTGCCCCCAGGAGGAGTCGAACCTCCGCTCTAGGATCGAAAATCCTAGGTCCTAACCACTAGACGATGGGGGCATTTTTTGCAGACCTGCAAAAATACACGATAGCTCTACGATAGCTCTACGGTATCTAGGCTCCGTCTAGATCTAACTTTAGCTGAGCGGCCTCAGCGCTGATTCTCCTTTTAGCAATCTCGCAATACTCCTCCGATATTTCTATACCGATCCACCGGCGGCCTAATTGCTCACAGGCTACGGCAGTGGTTCCAGAACCTATAAACGGATCTAAAACTATATCACCGGTAGCAGTGTTATTCTCTATAAGCCACCTCAATAGATAAACAGGCTTTTCAGTAGGATGATACAGCCGGCCAGGAGGCACTCGGCGGCAGTCTATTACATCCGGTAAACGCTGCCGAAAGGCATGCTCCTCTAAAGGATAAAACAATATACCTTCCCACATCCTGCCGTACTCATGCGCCAGATCACCAGCAGTCCAACTATTTTTTACCCACACAATGAAAGACTTCGGCCTATCCTCGCAACCTAGTCCGCCTACTTCAGCTCCTACTTCAGCTCCCACTCTAGCTCCTAAATCTATAAGGTTCTCCCACCTGCAAAAAACGAATACGGCCTTCCTAGCCAGCCTTTTTAAAAGCGCTATAATTTCACTAGGAAACCGCTCATCATTAGCTATAAATCCAAACGGATTCTCCTCTTTATAGCGGTTGCTGCGATAACGCATACCATACGGAGGATCAGTAACTACTAAATCTACACTCTTAGGCTCCAGCCGCGGCAGTACCTCCAAACAATCTCCGCAATACAATACCCCTAAATCCGTGCGGAAATATTCACGCGCCGGGATGTCCACCGACTTCACGCTCTCCTACCCCCACGTTTCGTAAATCCAAAAAGCACTACCTCCGACCTTTGGCACTCCGCACGGCTAAGGCCATGGGATTCTTGGGTGGCTCCAGGCGATCCATTTCTGTCCGCCCTTCATCGCCCCCAAGTTCGGGGCTGTGCCATCAGCCCATCCTGAGCCAGGTCGTATAGACGCTCAGGCAACCATCCTGTTACCAGATGGTTCAGGTGCTCTCAAGATGTTCAAGATGTTGAGTGCACCCACCCGATCCCGGTGGGATCGGAATCCACACCTGCAGACGTACATTCGGTCTCTGGCCTTATTGCGTACTCCACATACAGGACAGGCTTGGGAAGTATAGGCAGGGTCTACATATTCTACGCCAATACCCACAAGCTTGGCCTTATATTCGATGAACGAGGCCAGGCGATAGAACGACCATGAGTGCAACGAACGGTTGTTTTTACGACTTTTTCGTGTCGCCGACCGGATATTAGCAAGCTTCTCCAGACGGATAACAGAGACGCCCTCTTGGAGGGCAAAGTTGACAATAGCACGAGACAGCTTATGATCCTGATCCCGCATCCAACGCTGTTCCTTGTTCTTTGACTTCTTGATAGCGTTCAGTTTCTTGGCCTTGCCCAGCTTCCTGCGGCGGGCAAAATGACGGCGCCGGACGTATTTCCGCTGACGTCCATTTCCAAAAAAGCGGGTCTTGCCTGTAGAGGTGACGGCTACAGCGGGAACCTTGATCCCAAGGTCTATACCCATTACTTCACCTCCGGGCTTCGGACGCGCTTCTTCGACCTCCACAGGTATCTGAGCAAACCACTTGCCCGACTTCTGGACGATCCGCAGGGTTCCCAAATGGCCCCGAAGCTTCTCCCGGTGGTGAGCCTGGATCGAGGCTCTGACACGAATTCGGGTGGACTTGCCCTCAATCCACAAGGGAAAAGAAATGGTGTCTTCGCCTACCCGGTAGTTTTGATTGTTCCAAAAACACACCGGCTTTTTCAGGATGGGCACTCTACCTAGCTTCTTAGACTTACGGAAGACACTATAGGCATCTCGAACAGCCTGCGACTTAACCGCAGACGGGAGCGGCGCTTGGACTGTCCGGCTGGTAGGCCGATGCCATTCTCCAAGTTCTACAGCCTGTGCCACAATCCGGTTGACCGTCTGGATGTAGGCCTGGGTTGCATGCCGCAACCAAGCTCCTTGCTCAAAAGTCGGACAAAGCTTGATGTTAAGAGTGAGATTCATACGTTTTTAGAGATCAAACACGAAATAGCCCTGAGCATAACCATCACCTCGCTACCTGCAAAATCGCCTGTGCTCTGCCGTTTTCATGGTGAATAACTATCGATGGAGGTTGCCACTGCTCCGCTAAATTCTTCGCATACTGCAACGCATCGCGCTTTTCGGCGAAAATCCGGTACACCGTCAAAGAACCTTCGCGCTTCACGGCCCATTTTCCGCCTACAGAGATCACGTGCAACCGCCGATGAGCCTCCCTATCATACTCCGACCGCCTCAAGGCGGCTTTAATTTTTACAGATCTGCAAAAATCATCATCGGATGCGCGTGATTTCGTCTCGTTTTTGGAAATTTTACGCTCTAAATCATCGATTTTTGCCTGTAAAGCCGCTAATTTCGCACTAAATTCCTCGGCAATCTCGCCTAAAAGCCCTTTAGACCGACCGGCGGCGGCTTTTTCAGAGCGGTCTCCGCTTTTTACCGCCTCCGGAGCAAAATTTTTCATAAAATTCCAAAAAGCCCGGCTGCAATCAGGACACAAATAGCCTATAACCTGCGATTCACCCTCGATGTGCAGGAACTTCACGCCTTTAAGTAAGTCTACATTACGCCCACACCCCAAACAACTAAACATTTTTGTTACCCCCTGCCCCTAAAAGTCCCTAGTTTTTAATTTCGTGATGATACGACTGCCGTTTCTAGCAAATAAATCCACTTTTGGCCTCAAAACCAAACCTTCAGCCAGAAAAACGTTGTCCGCGGTTGACCATCTCGAAGTAAAACCTGCTTTTACCATATCTACAGCATCAGATAAAGTGCCTTCACCTACTATAGTCACTGCTCCTATATCTAAAGAATCGGCAATCTCTTCCACGTCTTCGCGCTTTAGCCACCATCTGCCTATACGCACGTCGAAAAGCACGAAATCCACGCCGCCAGGTATATAATTTTTGCCAGCGGCCTGAATTCGGTTGCCGTAACCTTCGCCGTATAAGCATACCCACTCGGCGTTTTCGTCTTTTCCTACAGACGGAAAGACCTCCTTAAGCTTTTCCGCAGAAAATAGCTCTCGTAGCCTATCGTAAAGGAAAGTAGGCAACTGAGCTCTATCAGTCCGGCCGCGGAAATAAACGTCTTTACCATCGTAAATACACCGCACATTCGTGCCGTCAACCTTCTCGGTGAAAACCCACACATTATCCTTTAAATACTCGAACTCCGGCAAGCTGTAATCACCGAGGATGAATTTGTGGGTCTTTTCGTCGCGCTTAAAAATAGACTGAATCTTAGGATACTCAGGTACTTTAAGCTCCATACCGCTCATATAACCACCTCCTATTGGCACTCCGCACAGCTAAAGAAGTCAAGCACGAAATGGCCTCCGGCCAGCGCTTTTTCATCATCGGCACCTCCGTCTGCGGTATTCTTCCAGCACCAAGTCGCCTACCGCATAACCTAAAGCAACTACGACCAGAACCGCCGCTACCCCATAGCAGTACGCAAGCCCTATTTCAGCGGGTCTGCCTATAGCCAGCGCCACTATTATAGGCAGACAGAAAGCGGCTATAACCAGACCGATAACCAGCAAGCCTAATACCGCTCTTATGACTACTGCTTTTATTTTGGCCACTTCGATTCCCCCTTTCGCAAAAAATTTATAAACCCTCTTAGCGCCTCTTTAGAATGAAAAACCATTTCGCAGAGGTTAACTCCGGCAATCCGCAAGGTGCCGTAAGGCTCTGCTATAGGCTCAACCAGAAATTTCATCGTAACTACCTCAAGTGCTCCAGGATAAAACCACCAAAATCCTACCTGCGGTTTAATGCCTTCGTCGTCATCGCCTTCACACGAGTAATAGGTGTAAATGCCGTCTATCGAATTTAGCCACTGCACCACAGGAATCATCCCGATATCTACCTTGGCCTTCTTAAGGACGATCTCTTTCTGCCTGTGGCGTGCCATTTAAGCCCCCTTTGCTAGAACAAACCCCCTAATTTGGTTAAGGCCTTCACAAAACACCCCATCGCCTACAAGAACCGGCAACTTATGAAACCCCAAATCTCGGGGAACAGCAGCAAGCACTTTGGTTGGTAGCTCTACTTTGGTGAAGCATATACCTGCGCTCTTCAAAAGCTCTTCACCCTTCCGGCAGTGCAGGCTCCAAGGGACTGTATAATATTTCAACATTTATGACTCTCCCTCTTTTCCTTGCCGGCCACCACCTTAGTGAAGTGAAAGGCCATTAATCCGACGCAGATCATCGCATAGAAGCCTGCTACACCTAGAATACCTTTCAGCACAGCTCCGACAAGCTTTTCGCCTAGGAGCAGACAGACGCCAGCCGCTATTGCCCAAGGAATACCTACGAATACCACCACGATGACAGCTATAAACACCCATCCCATCAGCGCGTCCTGCACGGTTCTCGATATAAAACCTCCAACATCTCTCACCCCACGCAAACCTTACACCCCCTCTAAATATCTCCACTCAGCAGGCGGAAGTTTAATAACTCCTCTCAACACGGCATCCGGTACCACAGAATCAGGAATACCTAACCTGCGCCCTACACGCAAACACCACGAGGATGTAAATTTTGCAAAAACCATCTCGTATACCTCGCGGGCCTTCTCAAGCTCTGCCTCCACCCGCTCTACAGATGCGCCATAAAAAGGGTTAGGCAGAATCGAACCGTCTTCAGCCTGCATACTTAACATTCCTACCAAAATCTTAAACTGCGGCGAATTCGTATCTATCATCGCTGCGCTCCTATTTGAAGGTCTTCTCATAGACGAAGAATCTTCTCGCAAAGCCACCGGCCAGTATACACAGACACTACGACCGCCAAAACCGCTATTCCGGCAAAAACAACCCCCTTAGCTATGGCCCCCCAATGAGAGGAGACCAGTTTTACGACTTCCGATACTATTACCCCTATACCTACCCAAAAGACAAACCCTATCGCGCCGAGGACAAAATACCCGAGATAGTCATACAGCCTCTTCCGCGAATACGGCCCGTTTTCGTGCATACCACCTAAACTCACTTTATCGCCCCCTGTTCTTCGACCGATAACAGCTTTCTATGTCCTTCTGCAAAGCCCAAAACCCTATGATACCAACAGCTATCAACGCTATCAGGCCTAGCCACCCCATTTTAACCGTTCCTGTCCCTGGTTCCTATAGGCACGCAGAAGTGTTCGGCCTTACTATGGCGCACCGGCCTTACGCCGTTAGTAGCTATACCATCAGTGCCATTGTTCGGTTCATCGGAGGCCGAAGACCGAAGCTGACCCTGGCTAGGGTTCCTAACATAGGTAATACCGTACCGCCTCTTAAGTAGCTCTACAGCCTCATCATCGCCTTCACGTGCGCGCATCAGCAACCTGCGTATAGAAAGCGACTTCATTTTAAAGCGGGTGCCATCTACACCAGAACCGCGCCTGATTGTTACCGCCAACTACCTCACCTCCTTATAGGTGGACTCAAAAACATACCTCTTTACGGGATACAGCTCCCCTTTTTCTCCTCTTACCAGGTAGTCGCCCTTTCTACCGGACATCCTACCTTCCAAGGTCTCTACATCAAAATCGTTTTCCATTCGCACTGCCATTACCTCTACAGGCTTTTTGCGGTAGCGCCTTGCCCCCAAAAGCTCTATGGATTCTGGATAAAGGGTAATGGTTCCGTGCGCCGTTTTAATAATGACTTTGGTTTCACCCATATCTGTTCCTCCTAGCTATTTCACCTTGTCCAAAGGAGAAAATCTATCTATTCTCTCCTTCCTGCAAGGAGAAAGCCTGAATTTCAACAACTTCACCTTTTCCTGTTTTCTTTAAGACCGCCAAGCTTTGAATAGCGCAAACAGGAATAGACAGCATTGCATCAATCAATAGGTCACCATCATAGGATACATTTTTAGCTCTGGACTGGCAAATATGCACGGCATCCTCATCCACTCTAACCAAGTATCCTACCGTAGTATAGAGCAAGCTATCTTGTATTTCAGTCCAATCAATAGTACTAAGCCACATCCACGACCCACCTTTATGAAGGCTATCTATCCACTCTACCTCAACCACATCGCCTATTCTAGCAGACAACCTTTTCCCCATTGTTACTCCTTATGCTAAGTAAATTAACCATCCGGCGGTTACCACCGCCAAAACCATCAACACCCGCGCCCTCTTAGAAGAAAAGTGAACAACAGCTTGATGGCCACCTGCTGCCCATGGAAAGTAGATAAAAGTTGCCCGAGGAGGCCCCCAAGCGTATACCACTTCAAATACCACCAGGTCTAGCAACGCACTGGCAAATAACATCAGTAAAGCAGATACTGCTCCAGAAGTAAACCATATAGCGCACAGCGCCGCACCTAGGGCCATATAAGCAACCAGAGATATAAACTTAATCAGATGCCAAAACTTCCAAAGGCGAGCTTGCAACCACTGAGGTCTCCGCTTTAGGGCCGAAATAAAAACATAGGAGTCTCTCAGCGCATCACAAACCGCCGCCACACAAACAGCCATTACACAAAGCAATTTTATCATTTTATCCCTCCTGGCTTTCCACTAGACGCCTGCATAATTCATCAAAACCTACGACATCCTCCGCTATCGTGGCACAGTTGCTATCCGCAACGCGTATGACGACCTGATCGGGGTCTGCCAGCCACAGATAAATTACCCTGTCGTGCATCCGTGAATATATTACGACCATCGGCCTGTGGTTTTTGTCCACCAGCACCATAGGCGGACTGCGACGTACCTCAGACGTGCATTGCTTAAGCTGAGCAGAAGCTGTATAGCCTTCTAGCACGATTTGCCTCCCATACTACGTCAAAAGCAACGACATTTACCATAGCTAGCACAGATCCGGCGGCTAGCACTAATCCACTACACCAAACAACCCTTTGCGAAAAGATCAGACCTGCCAGTGTAGTCCACAAGCCAAAGCAGAACCCTACCATCGAAGACCACACCAGCATCCTCACCGCCGCGGTTTCTACTCGTTGCCAGCGGTTCATAGCCCGCTTTCCTCCGACGAGATAACACCAACGGCCACCACTCTGGCCGGATCGAAATACACCCGGTCATAATCGGCCTCTTCCGAAAGGACTATGCTCCACACGCCGTCGTACTCGATAACACCGCGAAACTCTATTGAGTCGCCTAACCATATTTTGACATGCTTGCCTATATACCGGCGAAGATCAGGATGATGCTTCTTGTAGATGGGGCCTCTAGGCGCCGGATAAGCAGGTTCTGCCGACAACTGCACAGGCTGGCTGTCCTGATACTGACCAGTTGACTTATAACCCAAATTCATCACGCTCCTCCTTCCTGTTTTTTGAAGTGCGCTACGCTGTAGAGTACGCTACGCTACCAGGTTTAATACCGATCTGCAGGTATCCATTCTATAACGAAGTCTATCGCCTCATCTAAATCTGCAAATACCGCAGAAGCTAAGGCAGTAGTCCACAGATGCTCGCGAAGGCTCTTAATAGGAGTAACTACTACTACAAGCTTGGGTTTGTGTCCTAACGTGCCAAGAATAAACTCACCGGGTGTACCCCACATAAGGTAGCCTTCAGCATCCGCACTCTCATCCACATAGATAAAAATTATATCGCTGTGAAAAATGTCCAGCCTATCCCTGTCAACACATGCCTTCGGTAGCGAACCAAACCTGCGCATAGCTACATCAGGCTTAGGCTTCGCATCCAGAGGATCTAGCACTTTGTAGCCAGCCTGCTCGAAACGCCACCTGGCATGCGACCGCCAGTCATAACTAACATCTAAGCCTTTGCCTGACGGCGGAATAGGGCCAGACAAATACACCTTAACCATCTTACTCCTCCTACTTGCCCCATTTGCCTTGGCGCAGGATAAGCCCTATAACAGCATATACGGCAAGATCCAACAGCGTATCATCTATCGACTCATTCCTAGGCTCCTTCGGGGCCGTAAACTCACCAGTCGCCGTGTTGAAACCTACCAGATTCATCAACCTACTGACTTTATCCCACAGCCGCGTGGCCACACCTATAATACCATAACCCAAAACGTTATTCGGAGAATAATCGGCGTTTTTCGCCAAATGTAAATTATACATCCTATCAAGTATTTCTCGGAAAGCTTTGGTCTGCTCAGGGTAAAGCTTTTCTACTGGATGCTCAGGCCCAGCCGTTATCGTTACCTTGCCACCGTTGCTTTCTATAACAGACATAGTTACACCTCCTGCTTGCCGATCCTCAGACCTATCCATCACTGCAACGTCTCTAACTCTGTAGGCTGGCATTTTACGCGCCCCTAGTTACCCTGGTTAAAGTCTGTCTCCGGCGGGGTAACTATCAAAGCATCACCCCAGTCGGTGTCGCCTTCGTCCTTCATCTCTTTAGCGGCTTCGACTATGAGTTTGTAGGCTTCTCGCCACTCTGGTGTGTTAGGGAACCGGTATACCAGACTCCCTAATGCAATCTCGCCTACTTCTACCTCATCAGAGTCGAAGCTCGTGCACACGACTATGCCTTCTATGTCTTCGTCGTCATCGCAGGAAGGATGATCACAGACATCGGCCCACTTACAATATTTGCATATATTCACCCTACTACTCCTCGCTATGGCGTCTTGAGTGAAATTTCATATACCGGTCAACCATCGCCGCAAGATTTGCCACCACCTGCCTGGCGTACTCTCTGGAAAATCCGAAATGCTTGGCGATTGTGGCATACGGAAATCCATCTGCTACGAGTGATATTAAAGCTTTTACACCCCCTTTGCTGGCATAGAGTATATCGAACGAAATCATCGTGCTAGCAGGGTCTTCGCTGATGCGCACACCGTTATATTTGGTACTGTAAGCCTTCCGGCACGCATCGCTACAGAACGCCTTTGGCCTACCCGCTCCGGCGGCCTGCACTATTAAGGCACCACAATGCTTACAAAAAGAGACCCTACCGTTCTTCCTCTCTACGGCGAGACTTTCAAGCCGCCTTGCCATCGCTTGAGCCTCCTTTCGGCTTCACTAGCGCTTATAGAGTCAAAGGCTACGAACAGATGGCCATCCACCTCGTTCAGCTTGTCTGGTTTTTCGACCCCTAAAACCGAAGCTATGCCTTTGAATTTCACCAGGTACCAGAATGCTGTAGCGCTATCTTTGGAGATATGATGCTTGCTGATAGCGAATACTCCTTTCTCTGAGTATCCTACCACTATATCATCCTGCTCGTAGATTAAGCCCTTTCCTTTACTCAGGTTAGTTAGGTAAAACTTACAGATCCTGCACTCCTTGTTATGCGGCGATCCCGAGTAAGGATTCAAAAGCCTCTTTTCTAATTCTCTCTGCCTTCTTGCGCGCTCTTCTTGAGTTAGCTTCGATCTTGCCATTATTCCTCCCGCTAAAACAGCGACAGCTGATCAGCCACCGCTCGAATCCTATCACGAGATAATGCACAGTATTTCTCAGATATTTCTATGCCTATCCACCTCCGACCTAGTTGCTCACACGCCACGGCAGTGGTTCCAGAGCCTATAAACGGGTCTAAAACCACCTCACCAGGAAACGCATAAAGCTTAACCACCCGTTTAGCGAGCCTTACGGGAAAAGGAGCCGGATGCTTACGCACGCTTTCCGGCGAGACGCGCCATATAGAACGCGTAAATTCTACAAATTCATCACGGCTTATATCAGGCTCACCTTCGCGGCTACCGTCTTTTCTAAACACCAGGAGGTACTCATGCTGATCTCTAAGGCTAGGGGCATTTTGGCTTCTCCAACTACCCCACGCGGTACGGTAGGTAATGTTTTGCTTATCCCATATAATCTCTCCTTTCATGGTTATTTTCTTGCACAGCATAGTGCTTATATAGTCGGAAAGAGGCGTATAAGGCTGGCGACTCGTATTAGCCACATTTATCACTATATGACCACCAGGCACTAGTAAATCTATACACCTGGTAAAGACATTATCAATAAAGCGAAGATATTCATCAAGCGGTAGATCATCGCTTACGGTATCGTAAGCTACGCCTACATTGTACGGCGGCGACGTAAACACTAGGCCTACACTCTCGGCCTCTATAAGAGGCAGGATAGCGCAGGCATCACCGCAATACAACCTACCTTTCTCTGTTTCGTAGAAAAGATAATCGTTTATTTCCACCTTCGTTTGCCCTTCATCTGCTAAGCTGTTAGCGACGCCATTAATATAATATATTTGCTTTCCTTTGTCAAGGATTTTTATGGCCTGCCCCAGGCAAGGTTTCAGAATCTACTCCAGGATCTAATCCAAGGCTCCAAGGTTTGAGGCTCACCTGTTTTAAGCCTGGGGCAGGCGATAGACCCAAGCTTGACGGCCATAATATAACATATTCGCCTTCCTTTGTCAAGGAAAATCTCACAAATCTCCGAAAAATTTTCTACCCCTCCTAATCTGCGGAGACACCAAGGCAGGATTTTTGCAGTACTGCAAAAATCGCTGTACCCTCAGCACTTACGTGGGGTATATCGGTTAGAATTACCTCTCAGGTGCTTTCTCACAAGTTGCACTTACGTTCCTATAAGCTGTCTATCTGGTCTATAATGAAGGTGCAAGCGGTTCCACTCAGGAGGTGCAAAAAAATTAGTTTGGTAAGTTATTGAAAGCCTTTGGATTAGCAACGAACCTCGTTTTTCTTTAGCTTTTCGCGTCTCTAGTAGTGCTGTACTACCACCTAAGCTTGTATAATCTAGTGCTTTTTCATGCTCTAGTGCTTATAGTAACTTATATAGCTAGTACATACTCTGGGTACGGTGGTGTACAGCACTACTAGAGATTTAAAAGACATAGTTTACAAGAAGCACTCAGTGCTAACACATGCTCTAGTGCTTATAGTAACTTATATAGCTTATACATACTAAAAACACCTAGTGCTAGTACATGCTCTAGTGCTTTTAGTAACTTATATAGCTTATACATACTCTACTAGTACTCACCCACTACCTACTAACTGATATATTCTAGATACCTAAGTACCCGGTACTAGTAATATATAAATAATATATAAATGCTAGAATAGCTGGATAGCTAGGCTTATTAAGCATATAGACTTTCGCAAACTTTGGTCTTGACAAACTTTGAATAGTTTATTATATTAGCGCTTTAGAAAATGCGGCGGTCGTGGCGAAGCGTAAAGGAGGCTGAAATGGCGAAGTCTCGCAGAAGCGGTAAGGCTGAAAATCAGGCCGGTGAGAGCAGGCAGGAAAAGCAGGTTGCTGAAATTACAGTGAGCAAGGTTCTTCCGAAGGTGATGAATGTCCTTGCGAAGAATAAGGTAAAGTTCAGCTTAATGGGCAATGCATCTTCAAATTATGTGATTTATTATGATGGCCATCCGGCTCTTAGGCTTTATCCTAAGTTTTATCAATTTTACTCGGGCCGGATAGCAAGAATCCTGCGGGAAGATAAAGCAACCTCTCGCTTTTTCCGCTCTAACGTTTTAGGTGGCGTGATTAAATACGGCAATTAGGAGTCTGCTGATGAGGGATGGGAAGCATGTTATCTTAAAGGTTTTGGTAGGCAGTCGTGCGCACCGTTTGCACGACGAAGATTCTGACTACGACTACAGATCGGTTTACGTAATTCCGACCGAGGATATTCTTAGCCTTGGATTTAGGTATAAAGGAACGTCTTGGATAGAAGGCAACGAGGATGATACTGCCTATGAAGTAGGTCATTTCCTTTCCTTAGCAACTAAGTGCAATCCGACGATATTAGAGGTGTTTCTTGCGCCTATAGTGGAAATAACCCCGTTAGGTGCGGAGCTTAGAGATCTTTTTCCTAAAGTGTGGAATACCAACGATGCCTTTAACGCTTTCGTTGGATATGGCCTGAACCAGCGCAAGAAATTTTTGGACAGGAAGGATAACCGAGAGATTAAGTACGCCGTGGCTTACATAAGAGTGCTCTATAACTTGACAGAGCTTCTTGAAAGTGGTACTTTTACAATAGCCGTAGGAGACACTCCTATAGGCGAGAAGCTTCGTCGTTATAAGAAAGGTTATTTCACGACCGGTGAGGTCATAGACGAAGCTGAAAAGCTCATTGCTAGAGCTTCCTATCTGAAGGAAGCTATGCCGGAGCATGAGGCTGATTTAGAAGCGGTAAACCGCTATCTCTTGAAGGTGCGCCGCAAATTTTTCAGCGAGGAGAAGTAACTATGCCGCAGATAGACAGAGTAAGCGAGGATGAGGTTTATCTGGTGGACGATAAAGGCCGCCGCGTGAAGAGGATCTGTGGTTACCGTCTGCCCGCTGGCGGTGTGTGCCGCCGCACTGCAGGTTTCGGCACTATCCACTTAGGCGTAGGTTTATGCAAAGAGCACGAGGCGGCGGCTAAGCAGTTTCCTTCTGTTAGAGACAGAAACTTTTGGCTAGACAGGTTATCTCTTAGCAATAAAGAGTCGGAGATAGTTGAAGCGCTGACTATAGCTTCTGATATAGACGAGGAGTCTCTCCGTGATATAGATAAGGTGCTTCGCTTTTACCATGGTCTGCTTCGCCAAATGCTTATTAAGCACCACGAGGAGTGGTCTCCGTCTCACACCGAGCTTGCTTTGAAGATTTTAAAGCAGTTAGTCGGCGCGGTTGAGACCCGCCACCGCATAGAAAATGTTTACCGCTTCACGGCTGAGGACATTCGTAACTTCATTGATACGGTTATGCGTGTCGTGGCTATGACCGTAGGTAAGGATATGATCCCTATAGTCGCAGAGCGCCTCTATAAGGAGGTTACACTGCCCGTCCAAGGCAGAGATGAGCGGGTAACCCTGGGGCGGGTTATGGAAGTACCGGCAGAGGCTGAGTTCGAGGCTGTTGAGGGGAACGGTGAGGCCACGGAAGAAAGCGGTGAAGCCGCAGAGGGGAGTGAAAGTGAGCGAGAAAAACCAGCCTAACGGCTTTAATCCGCTGATCGATAGCCTGGTAGAGTGGGCAGATAAAGTCCGCAAAGATGAGACGGTGCCTATACTGGCGCGGTACCCTTGGTCTAAGGAGAAAGAAGAGGAGTTCTCCAAAGTGCCGGTGCAGGAGCTTATAGAAAACGACTATTTTCTAGGCCTTAAAAACCAGGTGTTTCCGGCGGTGATGGACGATATAATCAGCTTATTTGAGGAGCGTGAAAAAAGAAGAATAGAAGTTGCCATCTTCGAGGAGGCCTGGGGTAGCGGGAAGTGCGTTACCGGAGACACCTTGGTGTTTACGGAAGATGGTGTGCTGTATATGGAGGAGTTAGCTAGGAGGCTACGGTGTGAGGATGGGTGGGCTACCTATACCGCGAAGGTGGCTACGGTTGATGGCTATAAAGGCGCAGGTGGGTTTTATGCTAATGGCAGGACACCGACTGTAAGGATAAAACTTAGGTTAGGTTTTGAGATAGAAGGTACCGTGGATCATCCGGTTTTAACATTGAATGATGACGGATGTATGGTATATAAGCCTCTGCTTGGGGTGCGAGAGGGAGATTATGTAGCCGTAAAAGTAGGTAGCAACTTATGGGGCAGGAAAACCGATTTGAAGTGGGTATGGCCTGGCTCGGTTGAGAATGGCGTTTATTCTAAGAGGATTAAATATCCAGAAAAGCTTACGGTGGATTTGGCATACCTTTTAGGTCTGCTGGTTGGTGATGGCGGATTAACCGGGCGATACAGCATTACGTTTACTAGTGCCGATGAGGGTTTATTAGAGTGGGTTACCAAGACGATGTGGAGTGTTTTTGGCGTGAAGGCGACAATCGTTAGGTCGCCTGGTAAATGCCCGTGTGTTTCGGCTAGTGGTGTGCGGTTGGTAGATTTCTTTGATAGACTGGGGATGTGTAAGCTGTCTTATGATAAAGAAGTGCCGAAAGTTATTCGCGAAGCGCCGAGAGAGTATGTTATTGCTTTCTTGCAGGGTTTGTTTGATACCGACGGTTGGGTAGAAAGAGGTGCGGTAGGATTAGCCTCAGCTAGTGAACGTCTGATCAGGCAGGTTCAACTCATACTTCTGAATTTAGGTATAGTTGCCTCTATTTGGCCCAAACACCGGAAAGGTTACTCAAGGACGTGCTGGACGTTAGAGATAACCGGATCGGGGTTAAGGCAGTTTAAGCGGATAGTAGGCTTTAGGTTGAAACGAAAGAGCGATGACTTAAAAGGGTTCGGTGATGGTGTTGGGAGCCGGAGCCTTTCCCCGGTGCTTCCACCTATTAAGTGGGCGATGGGAAGGTGGCTAGAGGGCTTGTGCCGTTTAGGGGATATGGTGTGGTTACCTGTGGTAGGTGTAGCTGATGGCGAGGCGGAGACTTACGACCTGGAAGTGCCAATGGGCCATAATTTTGTAGCGAATGGCATTGTATCTCATAACACCACCAAATCCGCCATTATCACTTGGATTCTGTGGTATAGGCATTTAGGCACGGTGCACCGGCCTCAGCGCAGGTACGGACTTGCTGACAACTCACACATCGCCATTATGACTTTCTCCCGCAGTGCTAAGCAGTCTGCCAAAGTTACCTACGACCGCATTAGGCCATTCTTCTATTGTCCGTTTAACCGCGATTACTTCCCGCCAGATCCTACCAGGATTGCCGAGGTTCGTATCCCTGACAACAAAACCGTTATCTTTCCTGGCACTTCTACAGCACTGTCCGCGCTGGGATACGATCTGTTTGGTTGCGTGGATGAAAGCACGGTGATTGCTACGCCGAGAGGCGATGTAAAGATTGCGGAGTTGGAGGGGAAAAGTGATTTATATGTTACGTCCTACGACGTAGTGCGCCGGTGTCCAGTAGTGGCTACTGCTGAGGCTGTAGTGTGTAAAGGCGTTAAGGATGTGTGGGAGATAGAAATGGGAAGCGGTTATATATTGAGGGCCACAGAGGATCATAAAGTTTTGGTAAAGACCAGCGGTGGTATACTTGTTTATAAGACAGTTGCGCAGATTGGCGAAGGCGACGATGTAGTGGTGCGGAGCGGCACAACAGAAGTAACCTCAAAGCGTTATGTGGGGCACCATAAGGTGTATGATGTCGTAGGCGTTGAGCCGCATCAGAACTTTATTGCAAATGGTGTGGTTGTGCATAACTGCGTGATCGATGAAGCTAATTTCTTCCAGGTAACGGAAGGCTCTAAAAGACAGAGTGCGGTAGGCGCAGATGGTATGCACGATGCGGCAGAGGAGATGTTTAATACGGTTTATGCTCGTATGTTTTCGCGGTTTGGCAAAGATAGCCCGTGCCTTATAGTGCTGATTTCCAGCAAAAACTATGCCGGAGACTTCCTTGAGAGGAAGGTTGCTGAGTATGCTCGCATAGGCTTTGAGAACGCTCACGTTTTTTATCGTAGCCGCCCTCACTGGGAGGCGAAGCCGTGGGAGTATTCTGGCGAGAAGGTGCTGTTTGACTTAGATAGGATGGAGGTTGTGGATAAGGAGTATCTGAAGCGGCGGCGGATGGAGAAAATAGAAGCTATCGCCGCTGAGTTAGGTATAGAAGACGTAGGCCACTTGGTGGTGCCGGGGGGCGAGGTAGATGGAGATACTAGAGCTTAACGTAGGCGGCGAGAGGCATCGCTTTATAGATTAACCCTGAAAGGGCCTTAATGGACTTTGCCTGCATATCGGCGGAGAGCGGCACGCCGTATTTCCGCCGTAAGGATGCTATTAGGGCGGCCTTTAAGGATAATCGTCCTAATCCGTTTGATGAGGATAGGTGGGCATTTGCCGATGATTTTATGTGTAAGGACAGCTATCGTCGGTTTATCCACGTAGACCTTGCTAAAAATCGAGATGCTGCTGGTATAGCGATGTGCCACGCACCGAAGTTTGTGGATGTAGAAAGAGTGAATTTGCAGAGTATGGAAAGAACCACGGAGCGTGCCCCGCACATAGTGGTTGATTTTATGGGGCGGTTAAAGGCCCCTGCCGGTGGAGAGATCATATTCTCTGATGTTCGTCAGCTTATATACGAGCTTGTGGAAAAGAGAGGCTTCCGCATTGCGCTGGTTACCTTTGACCGGTGGCAGAGCGTGGACATTATCCAGCAGCTCCAGGCCTACGGCCTAAACGTAGGTCTGCTTTCTGTGGATAGGACGGCCACCTATCCTGTGCTGGATTATTCTAAGGATGGTAATATCCGCAAGGAGAGCTCGTCTGGCAGGTACACTATATGCTATGAGACGCTGAAGGAGGCTTTATATGATGGCCGCGTGTCTGTTCCGGTGCATCCTTACTGGGAGAAAGAGCTATCCACAGCGCAGAGAGTTATATCGCTGGGAACGCGTGGTGTAGAGCGCGTTGAAAAGCCCCGCGGTGGTAGCGATGACCTTTTGCAAGCGGTGGCTGGATGTGTATTTATGCTGACGGTAAACGAGAAGGAGTATGTAGAAATAGAGCCGTCTAAAGAGGAGAAGGCTGCGATGGTTAAGGAGAAAGAGATATATGATACGCTTGGATACAGCGAGATAGGTAATGATGGTAAAGGCGTTGAGGATTGGGAGATCGATGCTTTAGATAATCCCGATTTAGCGGCTATCGATGATGAGCTGGATGATCGGCCATCATCTATTCACGATGTGTGGTAAAGTTCCTAGAAAATTCTTGACAAAGCAATAATTTATATTTATATTAAGGCAAAGGTTAGGTTAGCCTAACTTGTGTTCGAGTAACCTTACTGCTTTCGTTGCTAAGGAGGGCTGGTGTGTCAGTGAAATTCCCGCTGGTAAAGCGGTCAACTTTTGAGAGTCTGCGCAAGGAGTATGCTGAGCTTAGGGAGGATTTAGCGAAGCTTCAGAGTGCCGTTGACGGCATAAAGAGCTCCTATGAAGAGCAGAAGAAGGTATATGAAAAGCAGGTTGAGGAGCTAAAAGCGCAGGTCGAGCGTGAGCGAACCGAGCGAGTGAGCATAGAGGAGGAGTTTATAGAGAGGGAAATCAGGCACCGTATGGATGATGGCCGCTACCGCGGGATGGTTGACGAGGAATTTCTGTATAACTTATCCGAGGATATAGGCGTACCGGTAGAGAGGGTTAAGGAGGTTGCGGAGGCCAGGTATTTTATACAATCCATAGGTTATGTAACTGCTATTCGTAATCTTTCGCGCAGTGAGTTGGCTCTGTGGCAAAATGCGGCGTTCGGAAGGGTATGGAAAGACCCCCACGCTATGAATATAGCCAACCAAATACAGTGGTGGACTCTTGGCAGAGGCATCAGGTTCCACTGCGATGTGCCTGAAGTCCAGGACATCCTGGAGAAGTTTTGGCGTTTGAATGATATGGAGATCCGCCATAAGAAAATGGTCTGGTCGACATTTGTAGAAGGTGAGGATTTTAGGTTGTTCCACATCAATAAAGCCACAGGCAGAATTAGGCTCCGCAAGCTTATGCCTATAGAGATTAGAGATATAGAGGTGCATCCTGCCGACAATAGCATCCGACTAGCCTATCACTACGTGAGAGATGATGATCCAGATGAAGGTCGGTGGTATGCCGATGCGGATTACTTTGAACAGCTTGAAGATGATCTAGATGGACAAAGGAGTGCTCACCACGACGAGCTTGCGGCTGATAGGCTGGTGCAGATGATTAAGTATGGCTGTGAAGAGGAGGTAAGCGGCAGAACACCTTTCCAGCCTATACTGCGTTTTCTTAAGTACTATGAGATATTCGTTACAGACCGTATGCGGCTTAATCATGAGCGGTCTAAGGTGTTGTGGATTCAAACTATCACTGGTGGCAGGCCAGAAACCACAGAGCGTGATAGGCGTGCTCCTGCTGGTGGTGTGATGCTCACGGAGACCGAGCATAAGAAATACCGCACCGAGAGTGCTAAGATAGAGGCGCCCAGTGCCCAGCCGGACGGCAGAATGGTGCTTTACTGCATAGGTAGCGGCGTATCTATGCCACTGCACGTTCTCGACCAGAATCCTGAGCAGGAGCCTTATGCGGCTATTCGTAAGGCTGACTCGCCGTTTTCGGCTATGATTCAGGATAACCAGGACTTCTGGCATTTTAACTTTGATAAAATGTTTCGTGTCGTTATTAGGGAGAATGTTAAAGCCGGCCTTCTGCCGGAAAGGGTAACGGTTAAGCGGTTCACCTATAAAGCTACACAAGAGGCTTTAGATATTATTAAAGCTGGTGCGGAGGCGCTGGAGAAAGGTGATGCGGATGAGGTGATTAAGTGTATGAAGTATTTAGCTGAGGCTACCGAGGACTATGCTACTGAGGATATAGAGATTGATACAGTGGATGTGCCGATTCAGATAGTCTTCCCTGCAGTGGTAGTGGAAGATCCGTTTAGGAAAGCACAAGAGCTCCAGATCTACGATATGATGGGGCTTGCTGATAAATCTACGCTTGCTGGTATGGCGGGCTTTAACTGGCCGGAAGAGGAATACAAAATGAGAATGAGGGGTAGGCAAGTTACCCGCACTAAGCCTGACCTAAAGCCGGGCGCATCTCCTCCGAAAGGTGGTAAGGAGCCTGCTGAGCCGCAAGCGGAGCAAGTAGCCGCGCGGCAACTTGCTGTGGCCGCAGAGAACCTGCGGCAAATAGTGGCATCTGCCAGCGAGATGCTGGACAGGATGGAGCGAGCATCAAAGACGGGGCAGTAGTATGAATGGTGTAAACGATAGCAACTCTCGCCCGCTGTCTGCGGATGTGCTGTTAGGTGGTGGTGTGCCGTCGTATACCAAAGACGGTAAGGAGATTGTCTTTGCTGTTTTGGTGGTGGAAACCGCTGATGGTAGCGTGGATATAATGAATAAGGTAGACCTTGCTGGCGGCGAGGTTTTTGAGGTTTATGAGCAGAACCTCAGCCGGGTCTATAGGTTGCTATGTGATGCTAAGTCGCAGATTGAGAGCATCCGCATTTTGAAGCTACTGGCGGATATAGGTAAGTCGCAGTAGCAAATTTTGCAGTCCTGCAAAAAGTAGGTGTTGCCATGCAGGATAAACCGGGAAGTCTGATAGATGTTTTTTCGTATAGAGGACAGGCTTATGGTAGACACAGAAGGAAGTATCATGACCCTGTAAGTGGCAGGGTTCCTATCGGTGTACAGGCATTAGGTCGTAAGGCTGCGGTTATATGGCATAGGGCATTTGAGTTAGAGTTTGTGAGGTATAAAATTTGCCTTGATCCTGATTATAACGACGAATACACGTTTGCCATGAACCGCCGCCGGTATGCAGCTCAGAAGGCTTATGAGGCTGTTAATAGCTGGCTGGCCAAACGGCGGAAAGGAGGTGAGCAGGTTGCCGTACTCGTCAATGAAGGAAGTGCCAGCAAATCTTAAGAAACTTAAAGGTATTCCTTTGAGGCTGGATCAGATTAACTGGATAGTAGATCTCTATGACCAGTTAAAGCCTAAGGAGGAAAGCGGTGAAATAGACAACGCTATGGCTGTAGCTAAGGCGCAGTTTATGAAAAGCCATATAATCCGCAATGGTCGGTGGGTAAAGAAAGCCTCGGAGGATGCTTTCGGCACTGAACCTACAGAAGGCATAGTGGTAGAGAATATGGCTTTCTCTGACTGCGAAGCCACCTTTGAGCATGATGACCGTATGGCGACTTTCACGGTGATTAAACCGGGATGGTCGAAGAACAAGCACTACTACTCGGAAGAGGTGGTGGAGTCGATAGTGCCTATGTTGCTAGAGCGGCGTAAGATGTATCTGGATCACGGATACCCGACTAATGTCCCTAGATCGGTTACAGACTGGGTGGCTACTATCGAGGATGCATGGTTTGAAAATGGTAACGCTCTAGCTAAGGCGCATATCTTTGAGCAAGGCAAGGCTGGTGAGCTTTACGAGAAGGCTTCTAAATATCCGTCCGAGGTTGGCGTATCCATAGTGGCTATAGTCAAGGCCAAAAAAGGTAAGGTGGATGGCCAATCCGGCTTGATTATAGAGCAGGTCTTACGGCTTCGCAGTGCAGACTTTGTTTTGGAACCAGCCGCTGGCGGAGAGGTGCACGGCGTAACGGAGGAGGTGATAGACGATATGAACGCTGACGAGATTTATAGTTTTGACGAGTTTGTGGAGGATCTGGACGAGAAAATTAAGCAGCGCGAGAAGCGTGATGCTTGGTGGAACCTTTGGTCGGCATTTTCGGAGGCGTTGAGAGAGATTATTGCATCTAAGGAGTCGAAGAAGGCGAAAAAGGAAGCTATAGGTGAGCTTATGGATGATTTCAAGACAAGAATTTTGAGGCTGGATCTGGATGCTATTTACGATGGCGTCTACTACGACCTTTCCAGCCTCGGTGATGAGGACTTCAACGCTATCTACGAGAAGCTGGCCGAGATAGAGGATGCCACCGTTGCTACCGAGGAAGGTAAGGAGGTAGAGGAGGCGGTGGAGTTTTCTGACAGGGATTGGGGTTCCGTTAAGAAGTCGGAGCTTCCGAGATCCTGCTTCCTTATACAAGGTGATCCAGATCATCCTACCACGTGGAAGTTGCCAGTGCGCGAGCCTGATTATAGCTCTCCTAAGAGCAAGAAGTGGCCTAACAAGTACACTAAGGCCGGGCCGTACAACCGCCAGGCTATCCGTGCTGCTATAGCGGCTGTTAAAGGTGCTCGCACCGGCAAACCTATGACCGGAGTAACTAAGGAGGTGTGGCAGAAGCTTTTGAGGCTTGCCAAGCGTGCTGGTATAGAGTCGAAGTTCCTGAAAGAGGCCATAGAGCTTTATGCTGGCGATAATAAGGAGCTTGCTCAGGAGCTGGAACAGGCTGTTTTCGGCAAGCAGATCACCCCTGAGGAGGTGCAACAGTGGCTAGAGCTTCATCCTGATTTTAACGATGAGCTTAAGAAGACTATCCGCGCTGAGGTGGAAGCCGCTGTATCTGAGGAGGTCGAAGGTCTCCGCACTAAGCTTGCCGAGGCTACTAAGCAGCTTGAGGATCAGCAGAAAGCGAAAGAGGCAGAAGAGTACCGTGCTTTTGTGGACGAGATGATAGAGAGGGTTCAGGCGAAGGTCTCTGAAGAGTTCAGGAATTACCTCTACGAGCTTTCTGATAAAGAGAAGGCCGAGTTTTTGATACGAGAGCATGCTAGAACCGCTACTGG